TCCTCGAAGGACGCGATGTTCACCAGCCACAATTCGCTGGCGTCGATGTCTTCCTTGTCCTTACCGAACTCGTAGACGCCGCGCTTACCAGTGAAGTTGAGGTAGACAGAGCCGTCAGGTGCGCCGCCGATCTGGCCCTGCGCTGCGGATGCTGTGACTGCATCTGCCATTGCTTGGGCGTTGACGAGGGCGACAGGTCCGCCGAACGGCGAGGTGGTTACTTCGTTTGCCATGATGATCTCCTTGGCTATGTTTAGGTTTTTGCTGTAACTTCCAGACGGATAGTCGGCTTGCCGACCTTGTAGAACCCGTCTGCACTGACTCCCGTGGCCTTCGCATAGGCCGCAGTATCCAGTGTCTTACGCCCAGCCACTTCCGTGACTTTGACGCTGTAGGCAGCAGTGTCGAACTCCATCTGGTTCTCGCCTGTTGCATACTCCTTGATGGTAGCCGCCAGATCGTCTGCGCGGGCTTCCAATTCTTTGATCTGCTCCTTGATGGAGCCGTATTCCCTGACTGACTCAGTGATGCCGCGAGGGGCGAAGACAGGCATCGACGGCTTGTCGGACTTGCGCTTCTCGCCCTTGGCAACCTGAATGGCGCTGCATTCCTCTTTGAAGGCGCAGTAGGTGCAGCCGTTGTTGGTCAAGCCCTCTGCGGGCAAATCCATCACATCGGTGTCGAACAAGATAGCTGCGCGGACTTCTGCCCGCCGCGCCATGTCGCCGTTGTCGTATGCCACGTTGAACTGCTTGTGCCGCTGGAAGTCAGAGGCATCGACATACAGCACCATCGCCTCATCGACAGTGTAGTCGTGCATATTCAGCAGCCACATATTCTGCTGCACTTGCGCCAAGTGCTGCGGCTTAGGAGCCGTCATCGCTTCCAGATTGGTGCGCGGATCGACTGACTTGAACTCCAGCAGTATCCACTTGCCTTCCACCATGACAAGGCCGTCAGGAGTGCCTGACAGACCGCTCTCGTCGTGCAGGAAGGACCGCTGCTGATCGCCAGCGAACATCGGCAGCAGCATGGCGCGGCGCAGTTGCTCGACCACCCAAGCCTCGACGGCGTGGCCCCGTTCTGCCATGCCCCACTTGTCGCTTTCGCGGGGTGTGGTTTTGGAGAACTTCAACTCGCGCAAGCAGCGCAGATTTTCGGAAGCGGTCAGGACCGAATTGCGGTCAAGGTAAACGTCATCTTCACCAAACAGCGGCCACGCTGACTTGTTCAGCGCGACACCTTCTTCGATATACTTGAATAGGTCGATTGCCATAGTAGCCCTCCAGTTTGCGTTAGGACAAACACAGACTGAACATGGGGCCGTTGCGTGGTGCGCTGGTCATGGTCATAGAAGTTAACGTGTCGTGTGTGTTTGTCTGGATATAGAGTAGTGCGGTAGTCTGTAGGCTGTCAAGCCCTATCGTTGATAGTATTTCGGCACTCGCCAGCGATGGCGGCGTAGGCTGCGGCGTCCACATAGTTGTCGTGCTTGTAGCCCGTGGATGATCGCGCAACTTTCAGCAGCAACATGATCCAAGCCATGTCCTCGGAATCCAAGTCTACTTCGATGCCGTGCTTCCCGAACAGGTAGGCTTGGACGAGCCGCGCCATGTTAGTCAGATTGTCGTGCGGATTGCCGTAATCTTTCTCGCGGTCGCCCGCTGTTATATCCGCTGCCTGACTTAGGATATTCTCTCGCACAGAAGTCATCGTTCTCTCCAAATTCGTCGGGGGGCTTGGTTACTATTGATTGGGCCGTAGCGCAGTCCGTCAACTTACCATTGCTTCAAAACGTCCATTGCCGCTTGGATGCGCCCCCCAGACCATAGTCCTAGCGCAGTCATCTGTCACCGCGCAAGAGCCTTTTTACCAAGTCTTCAATCTCGTCCAGACTTGTCTTTAACTCGCTGTCGTTCTGTGTCGAGAGCAACTGTTTTGCGCGCTTGAGCAAGTTTAACAGCTTTATTTGTATGCTCTGCATCAGGTTTTTCCCAAGGTGGACAAGTCAGACTTACGACCCTTTCTGGTATCTCAGAACTGCTAAATGCAGCAGGACTTCTGATGATAACGTGCTTGATTGCAGTCAAAGTCATTGCTGACTCACTTTCTCAAGATAGGCAGAGATTGCCGCTTCTAGCATCGCTATCCTTTTCACTCCGCCTCGACTGATGATGTCGGCATATGCCTTTCGTGGTAAGCCTAGCGCCTCACTGGCTGAACGCATAGACCGAAACTCAACGGGGCCAATGACGACTTTCTTTGGCTTAGTTCGCCCCAGACCAATCAAGTCTTCTTTGCCTCTTGAGATTGCGCCGTAGACGCCTTCTTCCGTCATGTCAAAAACTTCTGCGACCTCTTTGACTGACTTGTAAATCTTGTCTCTTACTCTGACTCGCATTCTTACTTCCACAATTCGATGAGGTATCCGGCGTAGACCAGTGCGGCTAGGCCAATGGCTTCGTAAATGATGTTACTCATTCCCCGCCCTCCAGTTTAGCCAGCGCGGTGCAAGCAATCCGTGCTTCGGCGTTTTGGACAATACCCTGTTCGTGCGTCCCGATATGCGTGTATGCTGCAATCTTCCGCAGCGCCTCCATTGCCTCGGCGAGTTTGAATTGATTTTCATTTGCCCGAAAGTTCGCATCCGCCCGCGCTTTATTCGCAGTGTCTAGGCGGTCTTGCAGTGCATCCATTCCACGCTCCAACTGTTCGATGCGGTCATCTTTTACGGCGGGGATGGCTGTCAGCAACGGGGCGTGGGCATGGCCTTGCAGCCCAATGGGCGGGAACCCTTTGCGGTCATACACAGATGCTTGGCTTTCGCCAGCATAACTGTGGGTCGGCACAGCGGGGATGGCGTCTATATTTGCGCGGAACTGCACTCTCCAAGACTTATAAAAGTCACGCTCGAACGCCTCAATCATAGACAAAACATCACTGCGCTTGATCAGATCGTCACTCATTTTTTCTCCTCTGCATTGTGGCGAAATTGATCACGCTTTTTTCTTTCTACCTTTTCGTGCTGCTGGCGCAGTTCTTCTTTGTATTTTCTCTTTTCTGCACCAGTCCATAGCGGGCTAAAAATACCCCACATCCTGTCACCAGAAGCCTTGTTCTTCTTTTGCTTTCTTGTGTCACTCATTTCGGTTCTCCTTAATCAATGATCTTGGTGGCTGACTTGCCCTTGCGGGCGACGACCATGCCCACAGCCTCATCCATCGGATGCTCTGCCTCGCAGATGTCGATCTGCACATGGGTATCTTGCCCAAGCCGCCAGAGGCGGCGCATAGCCTGTTCTTGGGCAGCGGGGGACCAATCACGCTCTGCGAAAACGGCATAGTGACTGCCTTTCTGTAAGTTGATGGCGACACCCATAGACGCGATCTGGCCCAGCAGTATGTCGCACTCTTGGGCGTTGAAGACTGCCTCTGCCTCGGCCCTTTTGTCTTGCGAAGTTGCGCCGTCGATCTTTCGGATGTTCAGCTTCTTGCCCTCGAAGTAGTCCGCCAGCGCGTTGCCTACGTCCTTGTGCCAATACAGGATCAGCACAGGGCAAGTCAGTTGCTCCCACACATCGTAGACATACTCCGCCACATAGTGCGCCTTGGCAACGCCAAGCAGTCTGCGGGCCTTCGCCATAATCGGGTCAGCCTCTCCGGCATAGACTGCCTCGCCTGTCGCCTCGCGCAGTTCTTCACTGTTGTCGTAGTCCACAGTGACTGTCCTGATAGTCAGGGGCGGCATATAGGCAGAAACGTCCGCCATTGTGCGCCTGACGGCGATCTGGTTCTTGTAGATGAAGTCACGCAGTTGGTCTTCGTTCTTGTTGCCTATAACTGTCGCTTTCATAGGCTGGCGCGGGTGGAAGCGCCGCATCTGCGTGACGCAGAATTGTTGCTGGAAGCCAGACAGCGACGACACGCCAAAGTATTTCTTGAGCATATTGGGCCAGAAGGCTTGCAGCACGGGATACAGATCGTCGGCATAGCGCCTGATCGGCGTCCCAGTCAGGAACCAGACGTAAGGCACACCATCAGCTAGGCACTCGTCCATCTTGCAGCGCACCCCAAAGATAGCTTTGGTGCGCTCTGACGATAGCGTTTTTAAGGCGTCCGCCTCGTCCAGCACTAGCACATCAGGGCGCAAGGCAAACTTGCCAGCCATCGCATAAGACATGACGTAGGCGTCAGCCTTGGGGTCGATCTTGTCTTTGCCGCTCTTGATGCGCTGCGCCTTCTTGCCGCAGTGGTCTTCGATGTTCTTCGCCCACATCCCAAGGGCGATGGGTGGGGCGACTACGACGAGCCGCCCCCCTACTTGCTTCCATGCCTCTAAGGCAGTCAGCGTCTTGCCTGTTCCGGGTTCTGAAAACAGACACGCCCGGCGCTGCCTGACTAGAAAGTCAGCGTCTTCGACTTGTGTCGGCAAAGGGGTCAGCATCAGTTCATGCCCCCTTTGCGCTTCTTGAGCAACTCGTCCAGCATATCCTTGCCAGTAGTCTCGTTTGCCAAGACTTCTTCCGTCCGCAGTTCAGCCGCCAGCAGCCCCAACTGCGCCGCCTTCTTCTGGTCGCGCAGCAATGCTTGCACAGCAGCCTTAGCCAGCCCGTGGTTTCCTTCTTCGTCCTCAGTGCCAGCGCACATATAGATGCCAGCAGCCATGTAAGAGGCATAGCGCGTCATGTCGCTTGCGAGGTGGCCTAGCACCAACAGCAAGAAGCTGGCGGTGTCATCGCCAAACCGCGCCTTGATGAAAGGTTCGGCGGCTTGGTCAATCTCTGTCACCTCTAGCCGTAGGCTTTCAAAAAGCTGGTCAGCGATCTTGTGGGCAAAGTCCACGATGCTGTCATCGGGGCCAAGTTCGATCAGGATGTCGTCGGTCATAGCAGATACCTCTTTTGTTAGGCCGTAGCCTCGTTGACGTAGCGCATCAGATCATCTTTTGCGCTCTTGTAAGCAATGGCGGCAAGCGCCGCCTCAGCCCTGTGTCGTAATGCTTCTGGGTCATCCCGCATCGAAGCGCGGGCAGATGCCATTACCATACTCGACCAATGCTCTTGCATGGTCAAGACCTTTTTATCAAAAAGTATATGCTGACTTGCAGTCAGGGCTTTGCGCCAGCTTGCCACAGTGTCTTGCTTTACTGCCACGGCTAGATTGCTTTGGGCCAGTGCGGCTAGGCGCGGGTCGGCGTCATCGGCAGTCCGCACGATGCCTTGCAAATACTTGTAGCGCGTAGCTTCCGCCATCTGCTGCATCTCTGCCTCGGCCTTTTTCGGGATTAGTAGCCTGACTTGGCTTAGGCCCATCGCGTCCAGCTTGCTTAGGTAAGTCTGCATCTTTGCAGGGGTCTTGCTCATCGTCATTTTGTCTCCTCTAGCCAAGCCCTAAGCTGGGCTTCGCTGACTTGGTTATAGCTGATCTTAAACATCCCCTTGCGGGGCTTTACTTGCTTGCCAGCATAGCGGGCGTTGAAGTCATCTAGGACGCTCTGCTGTGTCTTGGGGTGGCTGTCTCGCGTTCTTGTCCGCCAGACAGGCACACCACCAGACAGTTCCACGCAGCGCAGCACCACGCCTTTCGCCGTGTCTTCGCGCTTGTCTTGGTGGTCTTGTGCAGTCAGTAGGTTTTGCTTTTCGTAGCTGACGCCTAGCGCGGCGCAAGCTGCCTTCAGACTTAGCTGACGCAGCATTGCGGTGCAAGTAAAGTCAGCTTTCAGCTTGTCAAAGCGCCATGCTGGCGGCTTTCCCGCGCTATTCTTGTTCCAGTGTCGCGCTGCACCTTCTGGATCGTAGGCCTTGGAAAAGCTGCTTGCATAAAAGTCAGCCGTTCTTTCCGCCCATACGATGCGACCGCCCTGCACTGTCAGGGCGGTCTTGATCTGCTCTTGCGTCAGAGGCAGGGTCATTCGTTCCTTGCCTCTGCTAATTCGTTTTCCAAGTCAGTAATGACATCCCTTAGCGTGTCGATTTCGCGCTCTAGTTCGCCTTCTGCATAGTCGATGATCTCCACCATCTTGCGGATTAGGTCCAACAATTCAGGCTCGCGGTCTTGCAGTTCTTCCACCAAGTCAGCCAGCAGCGCGTGGCGCTCGGCGGGGTCGGCCAGTTCTGGCCCTCTCATGTGCCACAGTTTCACAGGTCACCTTCCAGTTCTGCCAGCGCGTCCAGCGCAATGGCGTCGACGCCTTGAATGTATTTGACTGGATCAGCCTCAGAAAATTCCGCGATCTTACGCAGCGCCTTCTTGGCCTTTTCCAGTTTGGGCAATACATCGTCGATCAAGTCAGCCAGCCCGTCAGCAGTCCTAAAAGCCCGCTCTAGCGCAGCGCTGGCGGCGTTGAAGTCCCTATCCCAATCGCTCATTTCTTGCTCTCCAGTGCAGTCAGGCGCGTTTCATGGTCCAACAGGATTTGGTGCATCCGCAGCCAGTTTTGGGCGTTGTCGCCCTCTTCAAAGCCAAGCAGCGCCCTGATCCGCTTCTGCTCTTGCCACATAACTTCTTGCTCCGGCGTCCGCTCGTCCGTGATGTAGACGCGCAGCGGTTCTTCCTTGCCCAGCAGTTTTTTCAGCCACTTCATTTCTTGCCCTCTTTCCATAGGTTTCCAGTTTCCCACATCGCCCAAGCGACATCGGCGCTTACTTCGCGCTCTGCCTCGTCTCGGTCGCGCATCAGTTTGATCTTAGCCCCCGCGCCGTGGCCCACAAAGCCGCGCACTAAGTAGGTGTTTCCGGCGGCATCGCGCAGGGTGTCCCCCGCGCAAACCATTTCTGCCATCTTGTCAGCGGCGCTCATGCTGCAATGCTCCCCGCCATATAGGCCGCATCTGCGTATTCAGTCAGCGTCTTGTCAGCCTTAAAGTGCAAGTCGCGCTCCACCCGCAGCCCAAATGGGCCGCGCAAGTCAGCCAGTTCTTTCAGGTCAACGTAACCCAGTTCCGGCTCGCCCATGCCCAGATCGCACAGCCCAAAGGCAATGCCGTCTTGGTCCAGTTCTGACAGCAGCCAAGTGGCGCTGCCCCACGGGGTGAACAGCTTGACGACAGGGCGATGCCCCAAGTCTTCGCCCATAGCGGCGGCGCTTGCGTTCGCATTGCGGTGCAGGGCGTTGCGGTTCGCTCTTGTCAAAAGCATCATGCCCCCCGCTCCACTGGCTCATAGTGCCGCTCAAGTTCGTCGTAATTGATCTCGCCAAGGGCGCAGTTCAACAGATCAAGCAAGAAGCGCCCTTCCACGCTCTTGGTTTCTGACTCGCACATTTCTTCGACAGTCTCTTGGATAAAGCGGGCGGTGACAATCTCGCCTTCTTCGCTTCTTTGCGCGAAGTCATCGCCCAGCCACACGTTCACCAGCCAAGTTTCCTTGTTCGTCCATCCATTGTATTCGCTCATAGCCCGACACTCCCCAGCCCGTAGCCAATAAGGCCCATTGCGATGATCCACGGCGCGAAAACGTATGGCCGCGCCATAAATTCTAGAAACTCTTTCAGGTCTTGCATGGTCTTGCCCCTTTCTTGGGTCTAGCAGCTCCGTCCTTACAGTCTAGCCTTTCTTGTCATCTTGTCAAGCGTCTTTCTTGCATCTTTCTTGCTATTCTTGCTTAAAAATCAAGCCCCTAAAGTCAGGTGCAGGGCGGCGGCGGGCGGCGGGCGGCGGGCCAGTCAGGGCGGCGGCGGGCCAGTCAGGTGCTGGCGGCGGCGGGCAGGGCGGCGGGCCAGTCAGGTGCTGGCGGCGGCGGCGGGCAGGGCGGCGGGCCAGTCAGGTGCTGGCGGCGGCGGGCAGGGCGGCGGGCCAGTCAGGTGCTGGCGGCGGCGGGCAGGGCGGCGGGCCAGTCAGGTGCTGGCGGCGGCGGGCAGGGCGGGCCAGTCACGGCGGCGGCGGGCCAGTCAGGTGCTGGCGGCGGCGGGGCGGCGGGCAGGGCGGCGGCGGGCCAGTCAGGTGCTGGCGGCGGGCAGGGGCAAGGCGAAAGAATAGGCCCGCCATTGGCGGGCCAGTCAGGGCGGCGGGCCTAGCTGGCCCGCTCGACACCGCCATGCAAGGCCAGTGCAGACTTGACCCACGCCGCCGCCGCCTCGTCTGTGGCAAAGGCCAGCCCGCCCTCGTCAGTGTTGAGGCCCGCCACGCTGACTAGATCACCCGCACCCGTCAGGGCGGGCAGGATCGAGGCCACGGCGGCGGCGTGGGCGGGAAGCCAGCGCACCCGCCCGCTGTGGCGGTCCCATCCGCCAATCTGAGAGCAAACGGCAAACGCCGCGCGGCGGCAAGCCTCAGGGGCGCACAACAGCCACGCCGCCCTCGAGGTGTCGAGCGGGGCGGTGTCGATCCTGACAGCGTAAGCGGCGGCTTTGTCGTCGTCGTCACGGCAAACGTAGTAACCCCAAAGGGCCACGGGGCGCTGGCCCGCCGCAATACGGGCCAAGGCCAGCGCCGCCGCGCCGCGCCGTGCAATGCTGGCTTTGTCAGCGTTTGCGCTGACTACCATTTCAACCGCGATAGTCAGCGGGGCGGCGGCGTCCATCATTCGCACCCGCCGCCGCATGGACACGGGCGAGCCAGCCAGAAACGCCGCCACGTTGGGCGCACCGCCCGCCACGCTGTCAACAGTGCGCCACCGCCGCGCCTCGAAGCCCACGGCGTCCTCGAGGCGGGCCAGCATGGCGTCAGCAAGGGCCACCCGCGATAGGTCACCCCGTTGCGCCCGCTTGAGCGTGTCAAGAGTGCTGGCCCCGTGAAATGAGCGGTTGTCCTCGAGCCAGTGATCACAGCCCGCCGCCGCAACGGGGCCAGCAAGAAACGCCGCGAAATCCTCCGGCGCGTCAAAACGCGCCGCCGCCACGCGCTGGCCCGTCGAGGTTTTCAGATCAAGGTGCAGCATTAGAAGCCCTCCACTTGGCAGATTTGGGCGGCGGTCAACCCCTTCAAATAGGTCATACGGGCCACGGCGTCAGCGTCGAGGCCCTGACGGATTAGGGCAGCGCCGCGCGTCGAGGATCGAGGTGTTATCAGCACTTTGAGGCCCGCCGCCGCCGCCCGCCGCCGCGCTGACTGGACACGGCCAGACCAAACGGCATTACCAGCAATGGCGGTTTCAAGCGCCTCGTCATAGTCCCAATCAAGGCCCGCAAAGCGGTCCAGAAAAGCCCCGTCGAGGCGGTTGCGGCCAACATATTCTGCGGTGGCCCCGCTTCCCCAAGTGTTGGCGGCCCCGATGCAAACAAAGTCAGGGTGACGGGCGATCACCTCGCCCGTGGGCAGGGTCAACAGCCCGTTGTCGAGCGGTCCATTGAGCAAAAGCGTTATCGAGGCGTCCGCGCTGTCCAGTTCATCCAACAAGCAAACACCGCCCGCCCGATAAGCGCGGGTGAACGGCGTTTCATGGAAAGTGCCGTTTGCATCGACAAAGCCAAGCAATTCGTGCGCTTGGCTCATGGCCCCCATTGGCCCGAAAGTCAGGCCCAAGGCGTCCGCCGCCATGCGGGCGGCGGTTGTTTTGCCAGAGCCAGCGGGGCCAGCAAGCCATGCGTTTATGCGGTGGCCCGCCAAGTCACGCGCCGCCACAGTCAGGATCAGCGTTTCCAACATCGGGTGGCGCGTGGGTGGCAAGTCAGCGCCCCACGCCTCGCCCGCCTCGTTGACAACGAGCAAGCGAGGCGCTTGGGCCTCGAGCGTTTCCACCCTCGAGGTTAGGGCCTCGAGCGCCTCGCCGCTACCCTGTTGAGCCGATAAGGCGGCAAGCAAGGCGTCCATCGCGGATTGAACGCTTGGGGCCACAACAGGGGCGGCGGCGGGTTTGACGTAAGGGCGGGCGGCGGTGTTGAAAAGGCCAGCGGGGGCGGTGGGCGGTGTTGTCATGGTGTGGGCGTCCTCTGTTTTGTTTGTGATGTGGGCGGTGTCAATCCCAAGGTGGCGGGCCACTTCAAGGGCGCGGGATGCGCCCAAGCTGGACGTGTCAACGCCGTGCAAGCGGCGGTAGGCGGGCCAGTCAGGATGCGCCGCAATCAAGCGGCGAAGGGTGGCGCGGTCAGCGTTAGTCAGGTGCATGGCGGTCAATCCTAGCAGGTCGGGCAACATCGCCCGCCACCTCTATACAAAGTCAAGTCAGACAGTGCAAGAACAATGTTTTATGCAATGTTTTCAATGGTTTGTAAGATCGTGACGAAAAAACACCGAAAATAACCTAATGATTTCAATGGTTTGCAACGTCCTCGCGCGCGGTTCCATATCAGCCTCGCGCGTGGCTTTATCGCCTCGCGCAGTGTCCTATAGACACCGCCCCCGCTGGCGCGAGGACGGCGCGGACACAGTTGTCTGACGATCTGAGGCCCAAGGCCAAGCGGTGAGGCGTGATCTAACGGGCGGCGGGCGATACAGCGCCAGAGAACAGCACAAACCCCGCAGAATGCGAAGTCAGGGGTGAGATAGGGGAAGGCCTAGGCCAAGCGGCATGGCCCTCTGGCGGGCCTCTGCGGGCCTCTGCGGGCCATTAGGTCCAGCCTAAGCAATGGATAGGATGCAAAAGTCAGGATTTACTATCACAAATCGAACATCTGCCCCCGATCTGGCCTAATTAGGCATTGCCTATGCCCTGCATAGGTCAGGCCCATGCAGGCATAGGGCCAAGATAGGCCAAGCCTAAGCAATGCCTAAGCATTGCCTACCCAAGTCAGGATGTGGTTAGCCATTGGCTATGCAAGTCATAGGCTTGGCCCAACCTCGTGCGCGACCGCCCGCCGCGCCCGCCCGCCTCAGTCAGCACGGCGCGGCGGGCGGCGGGCCAGTCAGCGGCGGCGCGTCACGCATCCGGCGGCGGGCCAGTCAGGGCCAAGTCAGGGCGGCAAAATGGTTCAACCTTGAACCAAGTCAGGGATGCGCGGCGTCCAGTCAGGGCCAAGTCAGGGCAAGGGGAAAGTGTAGCAATTTCAAGGGCTTAGGCTGAGTCAGGGCTGACTTTGGCGCGTGACCCCCCACGGGGTGGCGGCGGGGGCGGGCAGTTTTATTTTGACACCCTAACAGGCCGACAGCCCGCATTTTTTACTTTTTCGTGCGCCAAAGCCCGCATTTTTTATATTTTCCGAGAAATTTCATACGTCGAGTCAGCGTGAGTCAGGGCCAGTCAGGATGAGTCAGGCCGAGTCAGCGACCTCAAAAATTTTTCGCTGCAAATTTTTACACTACTATAAGTAGTAGTGTACTTTGGGGGCGAAACCGCACCACAAAATTTTTCGCTGCAATATCGCGGGCGAGGCTTTATGAACGAACGCGCTATTGCCATATGTCCTATGCGCGAGGCTTTATCCCCTACGCGCAGTCCACTACAGGTGGACTACGCTGGCGCTCCGTCCCCTGTGGACACAACGACTTTCTGTCGCTATACTTTTGGCAACTGGAGGGAACCCATGACTGATAGCCCACTGCCAAATGCTAGACTTGTTGTTGTACCGCCGTCCCCAGAGGATCAGGTCCGCAAGGCTGCTGTCCACGACAGGTATGCGCTGGACGCTGCAAGCGCGAAGCTGCTGAAGGAGAATGGACGCCGCGCTGTCCTCAAGATGTTCGAGATGCTGAACGACGAGGAGAAGTGGGAAGGCATGGGGCCGCGCAATCAGATGGCGCTGATTGAGATGGCGATCACACGAGCCTATGGCCGCGTTGAGACTGTCAGTGCAGAAGCGAAATTGGCTGACTCGACTTCTGAAGTTGCTGGTGCTTTGCCGCACCACTTGAGGCTGCTGGCCGGGACGCTGAACTTGCCTGAGTTGCAAGGGGCGAAGTCAGCAAAGAAGATTGACTAGCACTTCGTCTTTTTGTATTCTGCCTTTGCATCAGTCCTCCCTGTTGCTCGCAAAGTCCTACGCCCAGCCGCCCACAAATGCCCGCTGGGCGTAGGCATCCTTGAAAGGGCCGCAAATGTCGTCGTGCATGACAAAGAAGCGTAAGGGTAAGAAGAAATGAAAAAAGCCCCAGTGTTTAAGCCTTGCTCCAAGTGCCCTAGCCCAGCCAAGTGCAAAGCTGCTGGCCGCTGCATGGCAAAAATGAAGTGAGCGAAGAAGACGATCTTTACTCTGCCTTAGTCGCTCGGTGTGCTGTAGATCGGTATTTCTTCGTCACTGAGATTTTGGGCGTTGAGAAAGTCGAAGACTGGCAGCGCGAGACGATGGCCGCGCTCGACAGTGGTGAGACGCGAATTTCGATCAGGTCTGGCAACGGCGTGGGCAAGACTGCCTTGTGTGCTTGGCTGTCCATCCACTATCTGCTGTTCCGCGACGATGTGAAGATTCCTGTGACTGCTCCGTCCAGTTCCCAGTTGAAAGACGGCTTGATCCCAGAGACGAAACGCTGGATTGCCAAACTTCCTGACTTTCTGCGCGTCCAGATCGAAATGACGGAAGACCGCATCCGGCGCGTTCCGGGCGGCGACAACAACTTTATCTCGTTCAGAACGGCCCGCGCTGACTCGCCTGAAGCACTGGCGGGTATCCACGCAAGTCATGTAATGGCAATCGTGGACGAGGCGAGCGGTGTGCCGGACATCGTGTTCGAATTTGCTGAAGGCACAATGTCGTCGGCTGGTTCTATCTTCATCCTGATCGGCAACCCAACACGACCGACTGGATACTTTCACAAAACGCACAGTCTGCTGAAGCACAAGTGGTTTACCAAGAAAGTGTCGTCTTTTGACTCGTCTAGGGTGACGCAGGATTTCGTTGACAACATCGCCCTGACTTACGGCACAGGCTCGAACACCTACCGCTACAAAGTCTTGGGCGAGTTTCCTGAGAGCGTATCCGACACTGTAATCCCCAAGGAGTTGATTGATGGCGCATGGGGCAGAGACGTTGATCTCCTACGCGGCACGGAGCGTGTATGGGGTGTGGACCCCGGACGCGGAGGCGATCCAACAGGCTTTTGCATCCGAGCAGACAACCATGTTGAAGAACTCCTCGAATGGTATGACGCCGACCTCATGCGCGTCACAGGCCGTGTTAAAGAACGTTGGGATCGCACGGCAGACAAAGACAGGCCGGAATCCATCTTCGTCGATTCCATCGGTCTGGGTGCTGGTGTGGCTGACCGCCTTCGTGAACTTGGGCTTCCTGCTGTTGATGTTAATGTTGCTGAGTCTCCATCCATGAAGGACCGCTACACGCGGTTGCGGGCGGAACTGTGGTACGCAGTCAGGGAATGGCTGGAGCAGCGCAATGTCGTCTTGCCCAAAGAACTTGACCTGACTGAAAAGCTGATGTCGGAATTGGCGGAGCCGCAAGCGATCTTCACATCGACTGGCAAGGCAGACGTTGAATCAAAAGGTGCGATGAAGCAGCGCGGGGTGCGGTCGCCCAACTTAGCTGACGCCTTGTGTCTGACTTTTGCTGGCGGCGGGGCCATTGCAGTTGGCCGATCCAATGGCCGAAATAGCTGGAAGAAGCCGCTTCAGTGGTCTACGCCGGGTCTTGTGTGAGCCTTCGTTGACCAAAAGCTGCCTAACTGGTAGAGTAACGCAACTGAACCTGTAACTTGGAGGCACAAATGCCTATTCGCGGCGTAAAGAATCCCTTCCCCAAGATCATGCCCCCGACCAATGGCGGTATGTTTTCTGGAGACGGCAAGCAGAAGATGGACCCTGTAAAGCAGTCAGCCATCGTTAAAAAGACTGTCGCAGAAGCCATGCGTACCAACGGCAAAGTCGGTAAAAGCTAATGGCCGTCACGATCTCGCCGCCCAGCCCGAACAACAAGGCCAGCGCATACTACGCGAAGATCAACCATGTGAAACACGCTGTAGTCGCAGAGTCGAAGTCGCAGATTCTTGTGGACATCGTAGACAACCGCTGACTTTGAGGTAGGAAATGGCTGAAGACATCTTTGACATCGACGGCGCGGTTCCTCCGGCTGACGATCAGACCATTTCTGTCGATGACGCAGCCCACGAACTGGGCGCACTGGTCAACAGTGCGGTCAACTTCATCGACGAGCAGTTCATGCCCGGTTGGGAGTCAGCGCAAAAGTACTACGATGGCCTGACTGACATCCAAACTGTCCAAGGCCGCTCCAAAGTCGTGATGACAGCAGTGCGGGACGCAATCCGTAGTGCGCGTCCGTCCTTGCTGCGTATCTTCCTGCAAGCAGACACCATCGTTGAGTTTGTGCCAAACGGCTCTCAGTCAGCCGCTTTGGCCGCACAGCAGTCCAAATTCGTCAATTCCCTGTTTTTCCGCTCGAACGGCTATCAGGCACTCTACGATTGCATCCAAAATGCCATGCTGAAGAAGCTAGGCGTGATGAAATTCTGGTTCGACGACTCGACTGAAGTCAAATATTACGACCTGACTGCACTTCCGACTGAAGAAATTGACCGCATCTCCGCGCAACCTGACGCAATGCTTTTGTCTGTGACGCCTTCCGCATCGCAACCCATCGCAATCTCCCCTGATGGCACAGCAATCCAGCTTTTTGACGCAGAAGTCGCAATTTACGTCAAAGGCGGCAAAATCTGCGTCGAAAACGTGCCTTTGGAAGAGTTTTTCATCGACGAGAACGCCTCGAACATCGAAACTGCCCGCGTTGTCGGGCATCGCCGCCAAATGCGCGTGGGCGATGCCGTTGCGATGGGCCTTCCGTTTGACGAACTAGACAACCTCGACACAATCGACGTTGAACTCTACGCAGGAGCGGGCGAATCCGAATATCGCCGTGGCTACATGAAAGTCACGGAGCAGGAATCAATAGACCGCATGATGCGGCTTGTTCTCATCACGGAATGTTACGCACGTTACGATCTTGATGGCACTGGCATCCCACAACTCTATCGTTTCTGGCTTGGCGGCACGAATTACGACCTTCTACAGCATGAACGCGCTTCACAAGTTCCATTTGGCCTCGTATCCATCGACCCAGAGCCAAATACTGTCTTTGGCAAGTCCATCTATGACGTTACACGCCAAGAACAAGACACGATGACCTCGCTCCTACGGGCGACAGTCGATAACGCACACCTTTCGAACAACCGCCGCCTTGCTGTTCACGACACGCTCGTGAACATGGATGATGTGCTGAACCCCGCTGTAGGCGCTCCAATTCGCTTCAAGTCAGCAGGACAAATCCAAGAAATTGGGGTTCAGTCCACCATCTCGTCCATGCTGCCTCTCTTGCAGTTCCTCAAGCAAGACACAGAGCAGAAAGTGGGCATCACTGGCGCTGCAATGGGCATCGACCACGATGCCTTGCAGTCCACCACCCGCGAAGCAGCCATGAACACGATCCAGCTTTCGCAGGGCCAGATCGAAGTCATGGCCCGCAACATTGCGGAAGGCTTGAAGACTGTCTTCAACGGCCTCCTAAAGCTGTCCATGTGGCATATGCCGCGCCAGCAAGTCATGGAAGTGAACGGCGATTACGTCCCCGTAGACACCGCCATGTTTGATCCTACGCTGTATATGCGGGCCAACGTGGGTCTAGGCACTGGTGAGGCTACAGAGAAGCTGGCGGGCCTACAGGGCGTCCTAGCGCAGCAGAAAGAGATCGTAGCGACCCTTGGGCCGATGAACCCCATCGTGACCTACCGCAACATCTACAACACGCTCGAAGACATGACGAAGCTGTACGGCATCTACAACGTCAGCCGCTACTTCTCCCCCGTCACGCCGGAAGTCGAGCAAGTCCTTGCCCAGCAAGCCCAACAGGCCGCGCAGAACCAGCAGCCTGTGGTTGACCCCGGCACTGCCATGATCGAAGCCGAAAAGATCAAGGCACAACTCAAGGAACGCGAACTCTACGTCACTTCGATGCTAGAGGAGCGCCGCCTCGCGCTGGACAACCAAATCCGTGCCTTGGAGTTTGCAGCCAAGGACGATCTTGAGCGCGACAAAATGGCACAAGACCTCGAAATCGCTGCCTCGAAGTCAGCAATCGACAAACAGCGGATCAAACTGGAGCAGGATAAAGTCAGGATGGCTCCTTACGACACCCCTGTGCCTGAACCGATCACGCCGCCGCCCGCGCCAGCCACCCCAGCGGAGGCCACGCAGTCAGCAAACACAATTCCTCCTGCTGGAGTGATGACGAATGGCTGATCCCTTCACAAAAGCCCGCCGCGCCCGCGAACTGCTTGAGGATTCGGTTGTGACCGAGATCACCAACCAGATGGTTGCAGAGGCTTTTGCAGAATTTTGTTCCGTTGATAGTCAAGATACTGTAAGGATGACTCACATCCACGCCAAAGTCAGGGCCGTGGATGAATTTCGAGCAACGCTTCGCAATATCGCAAGGCAGGTCGATGAGAGGAAACCCTAATGGCTCTTGAAGCCGGACAACCAACTGGCAAGATGTCTATGGATGACATCGCTGCCTCCATGATCGTCTCCGCTGACCCTGAAAAGGAGGAGGAGACTACCGCTGACGCTGCGGACGATAGCGTCGAAGACTACGTTGCTACATCTGAGTCAGATGCTGACTCAGACGCCACCGCCACCGATGATGCCGCCAATGACGATGATGAAAACTTCGAGACGTTCCAACTAACCGACGATACGCTTATCCCGGTGACAGTAGATGGAGAGGGTCGAGAAGTAACGCTCGCTGACTTGAAACGTGCCTATTCTGGTGAAGGAGCAATCGAAAAACGACTGCAAGTTGCCACTGAAACCAAAAAACAGGCCGAAAGCCTGAAGGTCCAAGTGGAGCAGGAGTTAAACTCTGGCCGTCAGAACCTCGTGAAAGCATTCACAGCCTTCGAGAGTTTGATGTTCCAGTCTCAAGTCCCACAGCCTAATCCTGCACTTCAGCAAACCAACCCTACCCAATACCTCATCCAACTAGAGAATTGGCGGGCGGAGCAAGGTGAACTTCAAGAGAAGCGATCCAAAGTGCAACAAGCTGTGTCGCTGTTCCAACAGCAGGAAGCAGAGCAACTCAATCAGATGAAGGCAAACGCCGCTCATCGCCTTGTTGAAGCAATGCCAGTGCTGCGCGATCCCGTAAAAGGGCCAGAAATCCAGCGAATGATGGTAGACGCCGCTCGTGCATACCAATTCAATGACGCTGAACTGTCCGACATCGTGGATCATCGTATGTATCTCGTGCTGGCTGACGCCGCTGCCTACAGGCAACTGAAGGCAAAAGGGCAAGCCGCACCCCAGAAGCAGACGAAGGCAACAGTCACCATGAGGCCCGGAACGTCTAAAACTGTCGCTGCTGCGTCTTCAATCGCTCGGAACCAGAAGGCCGCTCTGGAAACCGCTCGCAAGTCAGGTCGCGTCGAAGACATCGCCGCCACCATGCTTGTCCGCAAACCGAAAAGGTGAACTATCATGGCAGTTGATGCACAAACCATCGAAACGTATGACAACACTGTCATCCGTGAAGACCTCGAACAGCAGTACACGATGATCTCTCCTGAAGAGACGCCGTTCCAGACTGCAATCGGTGTCGGCCCCGCCGCAACCAACACTTATCACGAGTGGACTGTTGTGGAACTGGCCTCGCCCTCGACCTCGAACCGCGTCATCGAAGGTGACGATGCTCCCGGCGAAGACAACGGCACTCTTGGCAAGCGTTTTGGGAACTACACCCAGATCAGCGACAAGATCGTCTCGGTGTCGAACACCTCGGAAGCTGTTGACGCAGCCGCCGAAAACGTCCAGCGTTTGGCCGCTCAGGTTGCCATCAAGCTGAAGGAAATGAAGCGCGATATGGAAGCCATGCTGCTCCAGAACATCGCTGCTGCTGCTGGCTCGTCGGGTACTGCCCGTCAGGCTGCTGGTCTGCCCGCTTGGCTGCGTACCAACATCGTTCTGGGTTCGGGTGGCGCTGCGCCCACGCTCTCCGGCACGACCACTGGTTATCCCAACGCTGCCCTGACTCCGGGAACGGCGGTTGTTTTGACCGAAACCAACCTGAATAACGTCATTCAGTCTTGCTGGAACGAGGGCGCTTCGCCTTCGATCATCATGGTCAACGCCAACAACAAGCGCGTTATCTCGAAGAACTTCACGGGTAACGCCACTCGCTACAAGGACGCTATCGACAAGCGTCTGACTGCCGCCATCGACATCTATGACTCGGATTTCGGTGAACTTTCGGTCGTCCCGAACCGCTTCCAGCAAACCACCGCCACAGACAACTACTCGGTGTATGTGCTGGACCCCGAATACGCGAGCCTCTCGTTCTTGGAGACTCCGCGTCAGACGGAACTGGCCCAGACGGGCCACGCAAAGCGCCGCATGGTGCATTGCGAATACACGCTGAAAGTCTCGAACGAGAAAGCCCACGGCGCGATCCACGCGACCACTGGCGCAGCGGCCTAACATCAACTGGGGCGGCGGAGACGCCGCCCCTACCTCCAGCATAGGTGCATTATGGCTAACCAACCTGAAATCGCTGTCGTCGAAGTCGATGTCGAAATCGCAGTCGAAAAGACAGAAGAAATTGCGCCCAAGAAGCGGGCAAAGCCAGCTACGGCCAAATACGAAGTCATCAACGGCGCAATCAGCCCCTACGGCGGCGGTATGGAGACGTTGATTCAGCCCGGTTCCATCGTTGAACTGCCGACTGATTTGGCTGTGCATTACAACAAACTCGGCTACCTCAAGCCCTACATTGAGGAATAATATGTTCCTGCCATCTTCGCCCATCGTTGAAAAACTGTATCTCAATCCAAATGGGACGCAGTTTCACTTCGTCAAAACGCAAGATGTGCAGGGCATCTTAGACGCCGCCAAGGATGCAGCGGAGACGCTGCGCCCTAACACTGGCCCCGCTGGGGGCAAATACCTCGGCACAGTGCCTGTCCTGATCGCCCAGCAATGGGCAAAAGAGTGCGGCGCGTCAGTAGGGTCGCGTGAGTGGGCAATCTATGCTAAAACAAAACTACGCGATGGAATGTGGGCTAGACTAAGGGTGCATCAGAAATGAACTACGCTGACTTCAAAGCCTACCTTGCGCGGTTCCTTTTGCGGAACGGCGACACAGTGTTCGAGGCTGACCTCGACAACATCGTCAACATGGGCCACGCCCGCCTAAACCGCGATCTGCGGATTCAGCGCATGGTTGTCGTCGCCAACGCTGACTTGCTCGCTGACTCAATCGCTCTTCCTGCCAATTATCTGGAAATGCGGACAATCACATCTGATAGTCCTCCTGCCCCCATGCAGTATGTCTCGCCCTACGAACGCGAGCGCATCAAACTGGCGAACGCCTCGGTCTTCCAGCCGATCTACACTATTGCCAATGACGCCCTGTATTTTGTCGGTCCTATGGCAGCGACCGACAATCCTGCTCGGTCGATCATTATGACCTACTACAGCAAAATCCCTGACTTTGCGACGACCAACACCTCGTGGCTGGCCGACGACTATCTCGACCTCTACACCTACGCTGTCCTGCGTCACACTCCTACCTATTTAAAAGAGGATGAACGTGTGGCATTATGGAAGAATGAGTATGACGAGACGCTCGCGTCTGTCATTAACGCTGAAGCTGGTCGTCGTTATGCGGGAAGCCCGCTACGCGCCCCAATGCCGGGAGTTGTCGCATGAGCCTGTCAAACGCCTTTGAAACCACCACGCTTGAGTGGCTGTTCACTGCAACCGCAGTTACGCGCCCCACGGCTTGGTATCTGGCCCTCTACACTGTCGCCCCCACAGACACTGGCGGCGGAACTGAGTGCAGCGGCACTTCCTACGCTCGTCAGTCATTTGCCATGACTGTAACTGGGGATACTGCATCTAATTCGGCAAACATCGAATACCCAACTGCTGGCGGCGCGTGGGGAACCATTGTAGCAGTCGGCGTCTTTACTGCGGTAACTGGCGGTACTCTGATCGCTTATGGCGATCTGACTGTATCAAAAACGATTGCCTCTGGCGATGTGCTGCGCGTTCCGACTGGTGATCTAGACATCACACTGGATTGATCCTGACATGGCAACCATAGTCACACGGGCGGGAAAAGGTAGTCCACTCACGCACAATGAGGTGGACGCCAATTTTAACAATCTGAACAACGACAAGGCGGAGTTGGCTTCGCCTCCTTTTACGGGGACGCCAACAGCACCTACTGCAACTGTCGGAACCGATACAACGCAGATTGCCACGACCGCCTTCGTGAATGCTGAGATTGCCAACGATGCCCCATCAAAAACGGGAACGGGTGCATCTGGCACTTGGGCTATCAGCATATCTGGCGATGCGGCATCTGTTGACGGCAAGTCGTTCGGCACGTTCACTGCTGCTGGCGGCGTTGCCTATGCGACTGACACATCCACATTGGCTGCAACTGACGCTGGAACGTCTGGGCAAGTTTTGCAATCCAATGGAGCGAGTGCGCCTTCTTGGGTTACCCCATCTGCCGCAGCACCTACAACTGCACAAGTTGGCACGGCAACGGCAGGTTTATCTGCTGGTGCTGTTGGGTCATACGCATACGCCAGACCGAATGACTCAACAGCATATGCTTTTGGCGCAACAATAGCCGGAAGCCTTCTTCTACCAGTTAACTCTCTCATTTATGATGCAACATCTGGAAATGCCACAACTTGCACCGCTGGAGCCGCACAAGCTGGAACGTGGCAATGTATGGGAAACAGGGCGAACAACCGAGGAAACACTAACTCTGCGACCCTTTGGTTGAGGATTTCGTAATGTCCATCACCATCAACGGCACGACAGGCATTATTACCAGACATAAGGAATGACCAATGCCCGCGCCGTATTACGTTGAGCCTGACTACTGGATCACAGGGTATGCTGAAGGCGATGTCACTGACGTTGCTGCGGCTATTCCAGTCCAGTCAGCTTTTGCCGCAACTGCGGGTAATCTACAATCAGCAGCCGCAACTTTGGCGGTTACGGCAGAGCAGACTATTGCTGCTGAACGTGTCCTCCTTGGAGCGGCGACCATTCAAAATGCTGCTGCACTAGCAAGTGCCGCACAACTGATCCAACTAGCAGCGTCTTCCATAACTGGCACATTTGCCGTAACCACACTTGCCAATATCGTCTTCCTGACAGGCTCGACTATATCTGCGCTGACTTCAGTCAGCAGCAGCGCCCTGCGTATAGCTGATGCTGCGTCTAACATCTCAAACTTGTCTACCTTTGTCGCAGCAGCCACTCGTGTGCAGCAGCCGACCTCGACTATCGACATCATAACTAGCCAGACTATCAGCGCACAGCGCATCTTGTTAGGCGCGGCGACCATCCAAAACACCACTGCATTAACCGCACTAGCCCAGCGCATCCAACTAGGCGCTGCCTTTTTGGCTGCTATATCTGACGTAACAGCAACCGCTAATGTCGTTTTTGAGTCAGGCGCGGTCATTCCAGTCCTATCTCCAGTCAGCGCGAACGCTACGCGCATTGCCTTGGCGTCCGTAATTGTGACCAACCAACTCACGTTTGTTGCATTTGCTCGCAAAAAATGGGAAGATGAGTCAGCAGATAGCGAAGACTGGACCCCAGAGACTCCGGCCACTGATCCTTGGACGGCACAAAATAGCGCGACATCTGGATGGACTGGGCAAACCGCCAACTCTGGCAGTTGGACACCACAAGCCGCTGATACGTCAGCATGGTCTGAATGAGGGTAGAATAGATGGCTGATACAACAACGACGAACTACGCCCTCGTAAAACCAGAAGTTGGGGCCAGTTCGGACACATGGGGGACTAAAGTCAATGCGGACCTCGATGCGGTCGACGCACTTCTTGGTGGCACTGGCGCACAAAAAGCCAAGCCAAACCTATCTGGCGGTCTGTGGAAGATCGACGGCACAGCCGTCACTCCGACTGCTGCTGAACTTAACAAACTGGCGGGAACGCCCGCTGGTCTGACTTCGACAGAACTTGGTTACGTTGATGGCGTCACTTCTGCCATTCAGACGCAACTTGACGCCAAGCAAGCCCTAGATGCTACGCTGACCGCGCTGGCTGCATACAACACTGCTGGCCTAATGACGCAGACTGCCGCCGACACGTTCACTGGCCGCACAATCACTGGCAACTCGTCCATCACTGTCACCAATGGCGATGGCGTTGCTGGCAACCCAACATTGGCCCCGATTTTGGCATCGCAAGCCGAGGCAGAAGCTGGCACGGATGCGGCGAAACTGATGACGCCGCTGCAAACAAAGCAAGCCATTACGGCGGCAACAAATACGGCTGCTGTATTGGCTGCTACTGCTGGGGCGGCTGCAAGTGATGTTGGAACATATATTTTTGCCTATCCTAACAACACAAGCAACTATACCACAGGGGCAACTATTGCCGGAAGTCTGCTTTTGCCCGGTGGATCGTTCACATACGATGCAACGTCAGGAAGCGCGTCATCGCAATCCCTTGGCTCTGCACAAGCTGGAACATGGCGCTGTATGGGAAACCGCGTTTTTGGTTCTGGGCAATACCTTATCACCCTATGGCTAAGGATTTCGTGATGGAATACCGCAACGCAAAATACCTTGACGGCGCTCGAATCGACTGCGAGATCAACCACCCCGTCCACGGCTGGATACCATTCACCTGTGATCCGACCGACACTGGCGCAGTGTTTGATGTTGTTGCACTGTATGATGCAATGGCGGCTGATCCCGCTACCGCTTCCTACGTCCCCCCCACGCAAGCTGAACGTGACGCCGCACAGGCGACCGCTGTCCGCAGCACACGCGATAACACCCTTGCAGATGAAGTTGATCCCATTGTCTCAAATCCGTTGCGTTGGAGCGGCATGACTGCGGAGCAGCAAGCCGCATGGACTGCTTATCGCCAAGCACTGCTTGATGTCCCGCAGCAGTCAGGCTTCCCCCACAATGTCGCTTGGCCGACGAAACCATAAGGCAATACCATGCAGCAGGAGATGGACTTAATGGAACTAGCGCGACTCCTGCTGCAATTTGCGGTGATCCCAATCGTGGCTTTCGTGTGGATGCACTACAAGATGACGCAGGGCCACGACACAGAAATTGCTGTCATGAAGTCAGAATACAATCTGACCAAGCAAGGCCACGACCGCGAACTTAAGGAAATCAAAGATGGCTTTGCCAACGTCCTGACACAGCTAGATGAAATCCAGAGGGAGATGCGTAAGTGAGCGTCAATCAGGCCACCATTGATCTGATAAAGCGGTTCGAGGGCTGCAAGCTGGTTGCTTACCAAGACATCGTGGGCATCTGGACTATCGGATACGGCACAACTGCGGGGGCAGATGTCGGCGTCAAGCCAGCTTACGGCATGAC